CTCGGGAGCCTCGGTGTTTTCTGGATCGGTCATTTGTTTGGAAAAACTGTCAACTTGCTTTGCGGTAAAACTGAAAAGACCTGTCGCATTTGCGGCTGGCGTTTGCACGAGGTCTGCGCTGTAAAGCTCGGTGCAACTTGCGAAGGCGAGTCCTTCCACTTCGCGGATCGGCCCTGTAAAAGCGATGCTGATGCCGAATGTGTCCGGGAGTTTGCTTGAAATCTCCAGCACGTAATCGCGCATTGGCGATGTTTCGAGAAGGTTGAGATCGCCCAAGAGTTGTTTACCGACGATGCGAAAATTGTTAACGAAACCAACGATGTCTTTGATGCCTGCGCCGTGGTCGAGATTGACCTTGACGCCGCCTTTGTATGACTCGGCGCATTCTTTGACTTGCATCAAAGTTGTCTCGTCAACGTAGAGACCGTGACCCTTTGCTTCGCCGATTGAAATGATTGATACTCCTTCGATGACATCCATGCGAAGGCGCGGATGTCAATTAGTCGTCCATCAATCCCATCGCCGCCTGTGCCAGCAAATAAACTTCAAGTTCATTTTCCTCTTCGCAACCGATGACGTTGAACGTGCTGGAAATTGAAAGCCCTGCGCGACTCACTCCTGCATGATTGCGACTACCAAGCACCGTTGTTTTTGCGCTGATCGAAAGCCCTGCCTCGCCAGCATTCGAGAAGCAAGATGAACCTACAACTTGAATGCGCGAACCGGCGCATACATCCACATTCGCGACCGAGAAAACAAGACGGTTTCCGCGAACTTTGACCGTGATTTTGCGCTCTTCGCGTCCTCGTCCGCCACCCCCTGGCAGATCGATTGGATTGATCGGAACAGGTGGAACGACCGAAATAAACAGCAAGCCTTGAACGCCGATGGAAAGCGGCGTTGGGCTTGGCATTAAGCCCTGCGTAGCTATGAGCAGGGAAGCGAGCATCAGCCTAGACTCTCGTGACTACGGTGTTTGTGGTTCCGTCGCCGGTGATCGATTGAGTGATCGCGCCTGATGTCCTGCTCGTAGGCGTGACGGTTAGTGCGTTTGCAATGTCGAGTCCGTGGATCGCGTGAACCTCGGTGATCTCCGTGAGTTCTGGCGTGAGTTCCGTCCTCATTGCGTCTGTGAAAAGTGTGACTGCGCTTGTCGCGAAGGCGACAGACTGAATGACGGCGGCTTGAAATTCGTGAACGTCTGCGGCGGCATGATGCGATCCGGTGAGTTGCAGTTCGTTGTTGCTGTTGATCGAGCGCACGATCCTGCCTCCGTATGTGCCAGCCGTTGTGTGTCCGCTCGTAGCCTCGTCCCAGACTGCGTCGGCGTTCTCGCTTGCGGTCGGCAAGTCTGCGAGTTGTGTATCGAGGTTGGCTGTTGCCAATCCTATCGCGGCTCGCACGTCAGCGGCGGTGAGTGTTGCCGTGCCAGTTGTGTTGTCCACAGGAACGCCGAAAGCAACCGAGCCTGCGGCTGGCACTTCACAAGTTCCGGTGTCGTTGCCGTTATTGTATACGACGCCAGATCGCACATCTGTGTCGGCTGGCGATAGCCCAGCGGTGTTGTTCGGGTCTGAAAGTGTCTTGCTGCCGGTTGGGTAGTTTACGAAGATTGCGACGTTTGTTAGTTCCGACGTTAAATAAGTCGGGCCGCTTGTTGGCGACTGGCCGAGAGAGCCGTATTCGATTTCCTCAACTTTTGTGATGCTGGCCTGCGCCGAGCTTACGCCAACAGCGGCAGACAAGCCCACCGATCCGATTCCGAATGCGTTCCCTTTTGCGCGAGTCAAGTTTAGCGTTCCGGTCGAAGTATTGTTTGCGCCAATTCCGGCTGTCCCGCCAATAGCTGTTCCTGTGATATTTAATTGCCCAGTGCTTGCGTTGTTTGCCCCATACGCGGTTGCATTACTCCCCCCTGTAGCGGTTCCAATAAGATTCAATGTTCCAATACTGCTATTGTTTATCCCGTTTGCCGTTGTGACACTCCCGCCTGTCGCGTTTCCGGTAATGGTTAGAGTTCCAGCTGCATTCTGCGCGCCATGTGCATTACCTCCACTTCCTGCGGTAGCATTGCCCGTTATATTAACAACTCCTGTGCTGGTGTTGTTAACGGCGATACAGCCAAGGCCACCACCTGAGCTACCGCCTAAAAGATTCCCAGTAACTGTCAAAGTTCCTGTCGAACTATTGACTACCGCAATAGCACTTGTTGTCGCCCCTGCGGTTATGTTTCCGACAATGCTCGCCGTTGCTGGCGAGGCAGCGGAAAAAGTCAGTAGGGTAGAAGTGGTCAAGCTTTTGTGCGTCACGTTTGCCGTCAAAGTTACGCCGTTGTTAAGAACGTATGTGCCTGTTCCTGCGTTTGAAAGCTCGGTGCAAGTCACGCTTGCGGTGATCGTGATCGTGTGAGTGGTCGAGGCGCGAGCCTCGTCCGCTGCGCCTGGCACAATGCCGCCGACCCATGTTGCGCCAGCGTTGAAATTGCCTGTTGCCGCTGAAAGAATGAGTGCCATTTTTTACAACCCCTTCGCGTAAATAAATTCTTGGATGCTTGCGGAGATTTGAGCAACGGCAGTCTTTGTCGGTGCGTCAACATTATCGACGCTACCGAGTGCCATCGAGCGTGCGTAGTCGCTTGCGAGGATGACTTCGCCATTCGCGATTCGCGTAGGCACAAGGCGCATAGCCACATTCGCGTCTTCGCTTGCGTCTGGATTTACAACAGACGTGATCGCGAGATTGATCGTGTAAATGTCGTAGGTTTCGCCGTCGATAACAATTGGGTTGGTTGGTTTCATATTTAAGCTAAAAGAATGAGTGCGCTGGTTTCGGTTGGCTTGGGGAATTTGAGTTCAAACGCGCCGTCGTAGACGTGCCGCTCGGCTCCGAGGTTGAGGATGCACAAAGCGGCGTTGCCTTTGCTGGCGTTGAAGATCATCGCGCCGCCTGCGGCGAATGTTGCGGATTTTAGAACAACATCGTCGAATGTTATAAAAGCATTTTTGCCTATGATACCTGTGCGGTGTCCCTTGAGTGCTACGCCTCCGGCGGTATAGCCAATGCCCTTTATCTCGCCTTCGGTTGTGTATGCTTTTGTTGTCGGCCCGATCTTGGCCGATGCGCTGTAGAGCGCGATCCGATAGTCATCGCCGGGTTGATGGACGCCGGTGATGAGTGCTTTTTTTGCTTCGAGTGCTATGCCGTGAGTTATCATTTATTTTTTCTCCCATTGTGCAGAGCATACGGCTACGCGCTGGCTCTCGTCTGGATATTCGCTCGTCATCGTTCCGCTCACCATGCAGCGGCCTATGAAGTCGTCTTGCTCTTCGTCCTTTTCTGGCGTTGGCATGACAAGCTCATGCTTTGTTTCAAAGCCGGTGATGCGTCCGAACGTATCGCGAACGGCGAGTGAGACTTTCACCTGTTCGGGTTGCGATGCCTGCATTCCTTTCACTTTGTCAGCCGCCCAAGTCTGCCCTGCGTCTCCGCCCCACAACGCCCATGCAATGCGGCCTGGGGACGGGAAGCCGTCTTCACCTGGTTGAAAACCCTGTCCCTTTTTATCAACTTCGTGACGCGAGAAAAACGAGTGCATCCGCTTGACCGTGTCGTCGGAAAGATTCTTGCCGTTGCTGATGTCGCGAGCGCGTGCGACTCCGACCTCGGTTCCGCCTCGGTTGTATTTCCTGCGCCACTCCAAGCCACGAGCGGCCTCCTCGATCATGCCCTTGCTTGGCTTGTTCTCGTCTGCGAGTGAGGAAAGTTCCTCCGGCTTTTGTTGCGGTTGCGGTTTGGGTGATTGTGATCGCGTTAATTCATCCGCGCTCTCCTCGTCCATTCCAAATACAACACGAAGGATGACGGCGACTTGTTCCGATGTTAATCCGCCCGAAGCGAGTTGGGCTAGAATAGTTGAAACTGCAAATGTTCCGTTTGCGCCGATGCTTTCGATGAGCGGAGGAATTTTCTCAATCGAGTCAGAAGTGCTTGTCGGAACTGAATCCGAAATGCGCGAAGGCTTCACATCGAACTCTTGACCAAGTTCCTTGATCATGTTCGCCTCTTTGGCTCTTGCGCGGAGTGCCTCTTCGTAATCCTCGCCCATGTCGGAGTAAATTTGTCCGGCTGTTTTTAAGCCAGCTTTCCAAAGCGCAATATCGGCATTGGCTTCGCGTCCGTAGTCAATCGAAACCTTGGCAGGCCAGCACCAGCGGCCATCGAGCAGGTATTCGGAATCTGGAATGAGTCCACGCGAAGCGGCGTCGAGAAGGATAACATTCTTGATGCGGTTTAAAAACTGACCTTCCAAGAGTCCACGCCACCGAAGAAATGTTCGCTCGGCCATCGCCGCTTCCATGCGTGCCATCGGCCCGCTCTTGTCTGCATCGAACGCGAAGCCGTAAGGCAATCCGACTGCCATGCAAATGTGAGCTTGCACCAAGCGGATGAACTCTCCGAATGCTCCGGTCGGACGATCCGACTTAAACATTTCCATCTTCTCGCCTGCGCTCAAATAATTGACCGTGCCCGGATCGAGAGACTGAAGGCGTGCGACTTGGCCTTGATCGTTTGAGTTGCCGCGAGCGAAATAGTCGCCTGCGTCAGCGGCTCCGCTCTCGGTGGTGATGACTCCGGACTGATACGAAGCGTATTTGATCGCTTGCACTTCGGCTTTTATCGCTTCTTGCAAGTCTCTCGTTGCGTTCAGCGCAGTAGCGAAAGCACTTCGCCCACGATATTCGTCAAGTCTTGCTGCGTCGAACAAGTGGATAAACTCTTTTGCAACAATATTAGTAGGAGAAATGTACTGGTTATTAATAGTACGCGTGAAAATT